AGTTTCAACGACTTCATCACCGACCTCGTGACCTACCCCGCCGCCGTTGTCAAAGGTCCTGTCGTGCGCCGCCAGCGCACCCTTGGGTGGGAGCAGGACGCCAGCGGGCGCACGGTGGCGAAGCCCGTGGACAAGATTGCCCCTGAGTACGAGCGTGTCGATCCCTTCCACTTCTACCCGGAGCCGGGGATCACGAACATTCAGGACGGCTATGTCTTCCAGCACCACCCCCTGACACGTACGATGCTGGCCGACATGATCGGAATGCCCGGTTACGACGATCAGGCCATACGCAAGCTGCTCGAAGAGGGTAACGGAGCCTCGTGGATCAGTCAGGATGTCGAGCTGATCAAGGAAGACGAGGAGCGCAAGTTCCATACGGAGATGCGACCGACCACGATTTACGACGCCCTTGAGTTCTGGGGCAAGGTTTCCGGCCAGATGCTCCGTGAGTGGGGTATGTCGGAGGACGAAGTGCCCGATGCGGCGCTCGAATACGACGCAAACGTGTGGGTTTGCGGTAACTACGTACTTAAAGCTGTACTTAACTACGACCCGCTGGGTGAAAAACCCTATGCCAAGACCTCATTCATTAAGTGTCCGGGCGCATTTTGGGGTAAAGGCATCCCTGAAATCATAGAAGACCTGCAAAACGTCTGTAATGCAGCCGCTCGTGCCCTTGTGAACAACATGGGTATCTCCTCTGGACCCCAAGTCGAGGTCAATTTGGAGCGTATCCCGGCCAACGAGGACATCACCCAGATTTATCCATGGAAAATCTGGCAGGTTACCAACGATCCGACCGGTTCCAGCGCCCCTGCGGTGCGTTTCACGCAGCCTGAAGCCAATGCGCAGATGCTGATGGGGGTCTACGAGCGGTTTTCCAAACTCACGGACGAGCATTCCGGCATTCCGGCCTACCTTTATGGTGATCTCAATGTCCAAGGCGCTGGCCGCACGTCTTCTGGCCTCTCCATGCTCATGGGAAGCGCCGGTAAGGGCATCCGTCAGGTGGTCATGCACATCGATAGTGACGTGATCAAGCCTGTTGTAGAGCGTCAGTACATCTATAACATGCGTTACGACGAGGACGAGAGCATCAAGGGCGACCTGCAAATTCTGCCGCGTGGTGCGATCAACCTTGCCAACCGCGAGTCGATGAATGTACGCCGCATCGAGTTCCTGAACGCCACTGCGAACCCCGTGGACATCGAACTCATGGGTCCAGACGGTCGCGCCGCGCTCCTGCGCGAGGTCGCCAAGGGCTTGCAGATGCCGACAGAAGATATTATACCCTCGCGCGAGACGCTCGCGCTTACGCAGCGTGCCGCCCCCAAGGGTGGTGGGCCGCAGCAGGGCAAACCAACACCGACGCAGCCTGACGGCTCGCCCAAAGGTGGGCAGCAGGCCAATGTCGTGACACCCAATGCGTCTGGAGGGCCGGGATGATCCGTCCCACTGACGAGGTTGTGAAGGCTTTTGCTTCTGTCGTGAGGCAGTATCCCTTGATACTGACCTTCCTGACCGAGTGGAAGGCCCATGAACTCGATCAGCTTCCATACGCCCTGAATACTTCGGCAGTGTCGCAGGGGCGCTGTCAGGTACTAGCCGAACTCGTGAAGTTGGCTACCAATTCCCCTGATTTGGCGGCAAAGCAGCCACGCTCGCCGACCAACGCTACGCATACCGATAGGAGCGTAATTTAATGGCAATGCCTGAACAAGTTCGTAAGCAGATCGAAGCTGCGGATGAGAAGATGAAGGAGATTTCGGGTACTCAGGAGGTCGATGCGACCGATCCTGATGGTGCGCCCGCGTCTTCGGAAGCTGCCTCTGCCTCGCAGGCTGACGCTGCTAACTGGAATGTTCAATCCACTGGTGCTTCTGAGCAAGGCACCAAGGAAGACCCGAACTCTGAGACGTATGCCCAGCGTTGGCGCACGCTTCAGGGTCAGTTTAACGCAGAAGTTCCGCGACTCAGGGGTGCAAATAAAGAATTGCAGTCTCGTGTCGCCCAGTTGGAGAACCTTCTGTCAACGCTCAGCAGTGCTCCCGCCGCTGCGCCCAGTGCGCAGCCGCAGTCCGGGCAGAAGCTCGTGACTGACGACGATGTGGCCGAGTACGGCGAGTCGATTGATATGATGCGCAAGGTAACTCGTGAGGAAGTCGGCTCCTTGCAGGGCAAGATCGCCCAGCTTGAGGGCGTTATCGCCAACCTCACGCAGAGTGTTTCCGGTTCCGTGATCCCGCAGGTCCAGCGTGTTGCCCAGCAGCAGGCCGCATCAGCGGAGGAGCGTTTCTGGGGTAACCTCGCGCAGCGCGTACCCAACTGGCAGCAGATCAATAATGATAAGGACTTCCAGTCTTGGTTGTTGGATATCGATCCGCTGACGAACACTTCGCGTCAGACCCATCTGGAGATCGCCCAGCGTGATCTGGATGTGAACCGTGTCGTTGCGTTTTTCAACGCATTCACGGCGGCGTCTGGCAAGTTTACGCCACAAGCGACTGCTCAACCTAATCGGTCTGCCTCAGAGTTGGAAAAGCAGATCGCTCCGGGCCGCGCACGCGGTTCTGCGGGCGGGAATGCTGGTCAGACCGCGAAATCCTATACCCCGGACGACATCAAGAAGTTCTTCAACGATGTCCGTTCTGGCCGGTACAAGGGGCGCGAAACTGAGCGTGACCGTATTGAACGCGATATCTTCGCCGCACAGCGCGAGGGTCGCATCATGCAAGCAAGCTAAATCTAGGAGACTTCAATGTCCTTCCCCGTTGCCTCTGGTCGTCCGAATTATTCGGGCAACTTCATCCCTGAAATCTGGTCGGGCAAGCTGATCCAGAACTTTTACGACGCCACGGTCCTGTCGGCTATCGCCAACACGGACTATGAGGGCGAAATCCGCCGCATGGGCGATACGGTGAACATCCGCACCACCCCGGAGATCACCATCAAGACCTATGTGAAGGGTCAGACCCTCTCGGTCGAGAACCCCGACAAGGCCAAGCTCCAGCTTGTCATCGACAAGGGCGAGTACTTCGCCTGCATCGAGGACGACGTGGATAAGGTCCAGTCCGACATCAACCTGATGGATACTTGGTCCAAGGACGCCTCTGAGCGTATGAAGATCAAGATCGACCAGCGTGTGCTTGCTGCGATCATCACCGACGTGTCGGCGTTCAACGAAGGCACGGCTGGCCGTATCTCTGCTGACATCGCGCTCGGCACGAATGCGTCTCCGATTTCCATCGACAAGACCAATGTCCTCGATTACATCGTGGACATGGGCACGGTGCTGGACGAAGCCAATTGCCCGGAGTCCGGTCGCTGGATGGTCGTTCCCGCCAAGATGGCCGGATACATCAAGAAGTCGGACCTCAAGGACGCTTCTCTGTCCGGTGATGGCACCTCCATCCTCCGCAACGGGCGTATCGGTATGGTTGACCGCTTCACGATTTACGTGAGCCACAACCTGCCCTACACTGTGGACGGCGTCCACCGCGAGTTCGACATCATCGCTGGTCACAAGATGGGCTTCACGTTCGCCTCTCAGATGACCGAGATGGAGACGATCCGCTCCGAGTCCACCTTCGGCAACATCGTGCGTGGCCTTCAGGTTTACGGTTATCAGACCGTCAAGCCGGAAGCTCTGGCCCACGGCGTTATCACGCTCTAATCGGTGGGGGCGCAAGCCCCCATTCTTCAACCACTCTGAGGAGATAACTCCATGGCTACGTATACTGATACCCTTGGCTTCGACAAGGGTTCCGCTGGCTTCCACGCTGCTGGCCTCAACAAGGTCCATCGTGTGGGGGTCACTCTCGACTTCGCCAAGATCACCGCAGCCCGTCTGGCCGCTTCGGCCACGGCGCTCACCTCCGGTGACGTTATCGAGGCGATCCCGCTCCCGGCCAAGTCGCTGGTTCTGCGCGTCGGTCTCGACGTGACGACCGTTGAAGGCGGCACGCTCACCATTGACGTTGGTGACGGCAGCGACCCGGACGGCTTCCTCGACGGTGTGGATGCCAATGCGGTTGCTTCCTATTGCTCCGCGCTGGCCCTGACCGAAGGTACGCCGAACACGATCACCGGTTACTCCGGTGGTAAGTACTACTCGACGGCTGACACGCTCGACGTGAAGATCGTCAACGCTGCTGACGTGGCGGTGATGAAGCTCTGGGCGCTGGTTCTCGACTGCTCGTAACAAGTTGAGGGGGCTTCGGCCCCCTCTTCTCCTGTAGGAGGGTTGCATGGCTGGTCACGTCAGGGCTTGGCAGGGTACAGCGGCTGCGCTGATTATACCAACTCGCGTAGCCATTCAGAAGGTCGTTGCATTTCATTCCGCAAATGCAGATCATATAACGTACTTCTACGACTTGAACCGCGCGAATACGGGCGGGGATGTCGGGTATGAGTGGCATATCTATGGTAAAGGGACCTTTGAACTTGAAATGCCACTGGATGGCGTGATCTTTGAGCGCGGTATTTATGTTGTGCCGGGTGCAAGCTCGGTTGTGACCGTTTTCTATAAAGGTGTGTGATGGCAAAAGACCCACGTTTGACCCGCGCAGGTGTGTCGGGTTACAACAAGCCGAAGCGTACGCCTAATCATCCGACAAAGAGCCACGTCGTGGTCGCCAAGTCGGGTAGCGAGGTGAAGACCATTCGCTTCGGGCAGCAGGGTGTTCAGGGTGCAGGCAAGAACCCGCAGTCTGCCAAGGACAAGGCGCGGAAAGCGTCATATTACGCCAGACATAACGCTCAGGACCCCAGTCCTGACAAGCTCTCGGCTCGTTATTGGTCCCACAAGGTGAAATGGTGATGGCAAAGTCCAAGGTGAACGAAGCCGGTAACTACACCAA